TTGCCTGTGCTGGCCTTGGCCTTCTTGACGGTCTCGTCTGGCGCCTTGTTGGCCATCTTCTCGACCTTCTTAGCGCGCTCGGCTTCCTGTGCCTGCTTCTGGCCCCACTTCTCGAGCACGGCCTTCTCTTCAGCAGATAGCTGTTTGACGCCTTCCATGCCTTTCTTGGTGATGCCAAGCGCCTCCAAGCCTTCTGTGATTACCTTGCTGACGCCACCCTTGGAAAACTTCTGCTCTTGCGTGGCCAGCCACATGGTGTCTCTGCTTGCGTTCTTTGGCATATGTATAGCTCCGCCTTTAGCTTTTGGTTCTTCAAATTCAAATTCTGGTAGCTGTGACGCCGCGCCAGCGGTTGGGATAGCAACCTGTTGGTACAACGGCAAACCCTTTTGCTGGATCTGCTGGCGCATCTCTGGCGTGATGGGGAAATTGTGAACCGAATGCGTTGTCGTCATCTTTGTTCTTGGATCAATAGATGGTACAGGCACGTCAAATGTTAACGGCTGAACCTGAGCGCCGTACTGTTTGCCAAAGGTGTTCAGGTAGTCGGGGAGCATCTTGTCGTAGAAGCCCTTCATGCCTTCACCGCCAACCTCAAGGTCAAGCCCTGTCAGGACACGGTTACCGTCGTCTGGCGCCTGCGCCAATAGCCTATCTGTCGTTTCTTTGCCAATGACATTAGGAAGCTCGGCCTCGGGCGTCAGCTTGCTGTAGATGACTTCATTGTTTTTGCCAAACACGTTCAGAAACATGCCACGGCCTTTGTCGTCGGGGTGATATGAAATTTGATTAGCGACGTTGCTTAACTTGTACCTGTTGGCTTGCTCTGCGCCGGGAGTAATAGCAATGCTGTCATACCCGTTATCAGCGGCGTAGTTCAGCAGGCGCTTCATAGCCAGTTCGTGCCAGTTCTTTTTGAACGGGGCGTCAGGCACTGAATTGACAGACTTAAATTTAGACGCCGCATCGTACAGGTCACTGGCTTCTTTTGCGCTTTGCATACCGTGACCCTTCCAGCCTTCGGCGGCATGTAGCGCATCATTAAAGCCTGCGGCCCTTGCTACCTCGTCAGCTTTTTTGCGAGCTTCTTGATACGCGGGTTCATTGGCATAGCCGCCTTTACGACCCTTTTGATGCCAGTCGGATTGGATCTCTTCGACATGCAGGATCTTCTCACCATTGGGGCCAGCGCGGTCTTGAACGCGCATGTGGGCTAGGACGTTGGCATCATCCTTCCAATGTTGCGTTACGTAGTCTTTTTTGCCGCTGGCGTTGTACGCTTTTAGGTCAGCATCGTACTTGGCTGGGTCTGAGTAGTTGCCAGCATACGGCCTCTCTGATGGCAACTTTAACAACATCTCGCGGTAATTTTCACCACCAGCAGTTTTGTACTGTCCATACTGGGTTCCGTTGTCCATGTCCATGCGTCTATAAACTTCATCAGATATACGCGCACGCTGGCCACCGTTTGTGATCCTGCTGTATGGTTTACCAAACATCTCTTGAGCCACCATCTCTCGAAGGTCTGCCTCGTCTATAGCGGTTGACTCGTCGTACACCTTCTCTTTAATTGGAGCCGGCGGGTTATCTTTGAGGACTTGCTGGGCCTCTTCTTTGGTCATCTTGCCCTTGGCCTTAAATGCCTGCTCAAGCTTACGGTCGGCCAGCTCAGCCTTTTTCACGCCGGGCTGTTTGGTCAGCTCTGTGTAGAACTCGGAGCCTGTACCTTTAGGTCTGGCAATGTTAGCCAGCGCCTCGTCAACAGAGGAGTAGAAGGGTGCAGTCTTCTTGGTGGCTTCACCAGCCTTAACGGCTTTGGACAATGCTCCGATCAGGCTCATAGTGGTCTCTCCTCAAGGATCAGGTCGTCAGCGTTGATAGCGCCGCCAGCGGCCTTGCGTACAGGCTTGATGCGCTTGTTGTTTATCTCAAGCATCATTGTGTCAGGGTTCTTGGAAATGCTTACCCTGCCGCCAGCTTTCATGCCGTCGTATGTTGGCGGGGTTATATTTTTATTTGTTTGCTTTTCAACAGCGCGAATAGCTTGGAGCAAAAAGTCGTCAGCTTCTGCTTTGGTCACGTATTTAGGTATCTCTACGCCTTCCTGTCCCAAAACCTTGAGGGTTGTCTCGCCCATGACCTGCTGAGGTGTAAACAGTCCAGTGTTGCCCAATTCTCCAACATTAGACCAGTTTCCAGACTTAACAAAGTCTTGCGTGTAAGGGTCATACTTCTCAACTGGGCGCAGGTTCTGTTTACCTTTGATCTGAATAATTTCGCTGGGAACTTCACCCATATTGTTCATGATGGCGTTGCTAAACGCTTGACCCCAAGTAAACCTGTCTTCTTGTGGTGTTCGGTTTCCAGCCATCAGAGTGTGCTCAGCAAGCGCTTGTTCAGTGATTTTGTTCTGAAGTTCTTCGGGCTGTTTAGCAAACCAGTCTGTTTGATATTTGCTCTGACCTTTGGTGGGTCGAACTTCAACCGTTACATGCGGCTCACCCTTGCTGTCTCGCAAGCTGTAAATTCGTGAGCGGCCAGATGCCACGTCTGGGCAATAGCCACCGACGCAATGGCCCATTGTGTCACCCTCATACTTCAGAGCTTCCTCTAGGCGCTTGTCGTACTTGAGCGCGTCGGCGATGGCTTCCTGTTCGGTCTTGTGAAACGGTATGTTGGTGTGCCCCATGTTGTTTGTTGGGCGCGATGCTGTTGCTACCGCTTCATTTCCAGCCGCGTCTACAACTTTAAAGCCTTCACCCATGTCGCTTTGCAAGACCCTGTAGCCAGCAGGCAGTTCCTTCGGAGGCGCCAGCTCAATCCATCTGTAGCCCTCTTCTCCGTAATCTTTATAGACAGGGAAGCCCTCTTGCTCTTTAATCTTGGCTTCACGCATGGCCACAGAGCGCTCGAGGTCGTAATCTGCTGTGCGGCGTACTGCCTGCTCCATAGTGATCTTGTTGAGCTGTTCAGGCGTAATGCGCCGGGCGGCTAGATCTTGCTTGAGCACATCAATGATGTGGTCGAAGTGCAGGCCGCTTATGTCGCCAGAGTAGACGCTGGACTGGGGGTCGAGCTTGGATATGTACGACTCTTTGCCGGCCAGCTCGTATATGGGCTCTTTAGGGCTGTAAGGCGGAATGGCGTCCAACAGCTCTTTGAGCTTGGTGTCACCAACAACCAGCGCCTTCTCTTCGCCTGACATCTTCATCAGGCCGGCCATGTGCTTGTCCTCAAAGCCTTTACCTCTGAGGTAGTCAACCACGTCCTTGTCAAGCGTCTTTTCGTAGGCGTTGTACTCGTCGATGGCCTGCTTGCGGCTTAGCTTGTTGGCTGGATAAGACTGGATCTCGCCGACGTTGATCGGGTAGATTGACATGTCGGCCTTGCGCTCCCACGCTTTGGAGCTGGGTGTTGTGCCCATGCCCTCCGCAGGGAAGCCTTCACCCTTGCGAACAGACTCTAGAATGTCGTCGCCAGCAGGGTTGGCCTCTACGTTCTGGAAGCCGCGTGGCAGGTGCGACGTGTGCTCCATAGCCAGATCACGCTGGGCCACCGCGTCGTTAAGCATTCGCTGGGCTTGGCGGGTAAGGTTTGCCTTGCGCCGTGGATCGACCTCTTCAGCGGCCCGGTCAGCCATACGATTAGCTCGCGCCTGATCCTTCAGGAACTTGTCGGCGATCTCTGCCTCGCGCTTCTCGATCATCAGGCGAATAGGATCGGACGGCGTACCCATCTCGCTCTTGACGTACCTGCCGATCTTGTTCTCAACCCATTTGTTCATGGCATCGTTATTTGCCAATCTGCTAGAAGCTGTTAATTGCGCCACCTGCTCGGGTGTGTAATTGGCAAGGTTCTCTGTTGAGACATTGCTTTTCAACCCTCTGATCGAGTTGTCGATGGTGTTCTCAATCCAGTTGCCACCTTCGCGCTTAACGACGTTGGGGGCGCCAGCATAGGACGCCTTGGCGAACTCTTTGGCACCGTGCCTGACAGCGCCGGGTAGCGCGCCGATGACCTTGAGCGGGGAGCCGGGGCCGAAGTAGAACCCACCACCCAGCGTACCCAAGCCAGAGGCGGCTTTGCTCACAGGCGTGTTAGACCTGAACGGCAGGCGCTTCTCGATGTCTTCGGACGTTGGCAGGTAGGTCTTGCTGGTCTTGTCGCCTGTCACCAGCTCCGACATAGTGGGAGCGCGCAGGTAGTCGTAAGGAATACGCAGGAAGGATTCGATGTCGCCGGGAGCGCCAGCCACGCCAGCCACAAAGCCTCGGGCCAGATCGACTGGGACGTTCTTTGCCGCCTCGCGGTCTTGCTGAGACCTGTTGCGCTTTAGCTGTGGGTAGAACCCAAATGACGCTCGTTCGTCGGACGGTTTGTCAGCCATGGCTTATCCTGCTGAGTTGGAGTTGGCCCAATGATACCTTGGCTAAAGGCCCAAGTCCATCATACGGCGTACGGGTTCTCTAGCTTGCGTCTACCGCTGTCAATGTAGTCGTCCTCGTCGTAGTCGTCCCTTGGGGCGCCATCAATGTCCAGCCAGCCAGCGTCGCGTAGGAACCGTAGGCCTTGGGTGCAGGCGTCCACAAAGTCGTCGTGGCTTGACTCGGGGAAGGCGCAGATCTGGGACACGAACCCTTCGGCCCAGTCCTTGACGTACCCTTTCCTGACACTGCTCTCAGGGATCCACACACGGCCAGCGGCAATGATGTTGGAGACAATGTTCAGGCGCTGAATCTTGTCAGCTCTGCCGGGGTTGTATGCACGCACGGGCAGGTGAGCACGTTGCAGGTCTTGTATAAGAGCTATACCAGAGGACTTGTCCTCCACAAGGATCAGGTCTATGCGCTTCTTCTCTTTGCCCTCGCCGTAGACCACGTCGTACTCCTCGATCACCTTGGGGCGCAGATCTGGGTACTGGAGCCTGTCCTGCCAGCAGTCGATCACCATGGCGGACATCGGGCCATCGAGCGGCTTGAACACGCCAAACGTGATGGACGCCGTAGGATCGTTGACGGTCTTCTCTGAGCTGGCGCAGTCGTAGCTTTGCAGGATGTACTCGAACTTGGGGAACGGCTTGTTTGGCGCCCATAGCTTGAACATGTCGCGCTTGACGATGCCTGACTCCTCTGGGTCTATGAGCTCCGCGTGGATCTCCTGACGCCCTATGGTGGTTCCTTCGTAGCTGAGGATCTGCTTCTGGAAGCTAGGAGCGAGGTTGGCTAGGTTGACGTAGGTCGATGCGGTGGTCAGCGCCACGTCGTCGCCTTCTCTGCCTACCAGCTCGACAATCAAGTCCTTTGGCCGCGGCGTGGTGGTGGCAATGATCTGGGTGCGCTTGTCTTCCTTTTTGAGACGCACGGCAAACTGGATGTTGTACCAAGCCTCGTCAAGGAAGTCCCAAGCGGCCAGCTCGTCCAGCCATGCACCGTGATACTGGCCACCACGGAAACGATCAGGCTCGTTGGCCGATATGCCCTTGATCAGGCTCCCGTTAATCAGGACGATCTCATGCAGGGCTTTGTTGTAGTCCCTGATCAGGATCGGAGGGATCACGGCTATCAACCCTGACTCACCCTCAAAGCATGTACCCCGGACGTCCATCGATGTGGGGGCGGACACCAGCCAGCGGGTGCCGGGGTTCTCCCACGCCCACCACCAAATTTGCTCCGAGGCAGTTCTAGTTTTACCGGCCCCGCGGCCTGCAAGCATGAGCCAGATAGACCAATATGTACCTTGGGGTAGCTTTTGGTGATTGAAGGCGCCAGCGAGCCATTCTGTGCGTTTGGCATAGGCTACGCCGTGGTAGGGGCCCAGTCCCTTCAGGTTGTCCTCGTCTGACAGGATGTCAAGAACTTCCTTATCAATGACGGCGCTCATTCAGCGATCCGAATAAGCTCAAGGCGCTTGATGGCCACGTCCATGCGCGTCTTGACCTCGACGTCCACAATGAGGTGGTCAATCTTCTCCTCTTCTGGCTTGAAGTCGCCATAGCGCTTGGGGTTGAACTTGGCCAACAGCTTAAGGCGCGTCTCAATCTGGAGCTTACGGTGGCCAAGCATGTCCTCCTCAGTCACGGTCACGCTGTCTTCGTCATCATCAGCGCCAGAGGTGAAAACCTTCTTTTTGCCCATGTGGAGGTTGTCAGCAATGTACAGGCACTCCTCTGCCATCTTGTCGTAGCCGATGTCGCGTGCGCGTGCGATGGCTGTGGAAAGCGCTTCGTTGCGCCACATCCAATCGTATACCGTTCTCCATGCAGGCATACCTTCCTGTCTGCATATCTCCCTCAAAGGTATACCTTCGCTTAGCTGTTCGCAGATACTCAGTGCTATAGCTTCTGTGTACTTTGATGGTCTGCCTGTCTTTGCTATCTCTTTTGTTTGCGGCTCAACTGTCACGTCGGCGACAGGGTCGCTGGAAAGACTCTTTTGTTTCTTGGCCATTGCTGAACTCCTTTAACCCAAAGTTTAACGGATCTTTTGTTCTCTATGCAATGTCATTCTTTCAA